GGGGGGCGGTGGAGGTACTGGGGGGCCAGGTTCGGGTGGTGGAGGTGGCGGAGGTGGAACTACCGGCGGCCGCGGTGGAGATGGGGGTAGCGGGCTTGTTGTCATCACTTGCTGGTAGCATATATAAATAGTCGATACAGGAGAACCTTATGTCTAATCCTATTACTCGTCACCAATTCATCGATTATTGTAAGCGCCGACTGGGTCACCCCGTCATTGAAATCAATGTCGATGACGACCAGTGCGATGACCGTGTGGATGAAGCCCTGGAATTCTGGTATGACTACCACTATGACGGAACGGAGAAACTGTATCTCAAGCACTTGATGACCGAAGAGGATCATGCTCGTCGCTATATCCTGATCCCTGAAAAGATCATTGGAGTTACTGGGGTCATGGACTATAATGGGGCCTCGTCCTCAGTCAACATGTTTGACCTTCGCTACCAACTTCGATTGCATGATCTCTATGATTTCACCAGCGTTTCCTATGTCAGCTACGAAATCACCATGCAGCACTTGCGAACCATGAGTCTCCTATTTTCAGGTACCCCGCAAATGCGATTCCACCGACACAAAAATCGACTCTTTCTTGATACAGACTGGAATCAAGACGTGGCACCAGGCACCTACATCATTCTTGAATGCTACGGGAAGATCAATCCTGATGTTATCAATTTTGAAGGCACCATGAACGTCACCGCCAACACCACTCAGGTAGTCGGAACGGGTACGACTTTTGATCGGGTCGTAAGCAAGGGTGAAGAAATCGTCATTGTCACGGCGAACGGATCGATTACTACTCGCGTTACCTCAGTCGATTCTAATGCAAGAATGAATGTCTCGACGACCTTCTCGACTACGGAAACTGCGGCGACCGCGTACATTCCTGGCAATGCGGATGTGTGGGGCGACCGTGTGTTAAAAGATTTAGCAACTGTATTGATAAAGCGTCAGTGGGGCAATAACATGAAGAAGTTCTCAGGTATCCAGATGCCTGGGGGAATCACGTTGAATGGTCAGATCATTTACGATGAAGCAGAACGAGAACTGAAGGAAATGAAGGCAGACTTCCTAACTCAAAACACTCTCCAATCCGACTTCCTTGTGGGGTAACTATGGCACTCAGACAATTCCGACATTTCATTTCAGAAGGTGTTCCTGGCAAGAAGAAAAACAACTTGTCCGTTATCAGTCTTGACACGTTCCTGAAAACCAGTTCTCTTCAGGAAATGTGGAACCCATTGGGCGCCACGACTCACCCGTTTCCGCATGATGAATTACAGGGGTACTTGGGTCGCGTGAAGGATAAGACCAAAGGCAAACTCGAAAAGTATGCCAAGCCGTATATTCACGGTAGCAATATCGAAATCAAAGGTGAGCACGGTCAAGAGTACGACCTTGAGAAGTTACGCGCCTCGGTCACAGAGCGTCCAAAGCGTATCACCAAGCAGAACGAGAAGATGCAGCATTCCGATGGAACAAGTAGCATCTTCTTTAATGTCGGACTTCCTGCCCTCAAAGGACTCGCGGTAGACGAAAAGACAGGAGAATTCGTCATTGTGGATACCTGTCCAGGTGCCGGGGTCTGCAAGACGTTCTGTTATGCCATGAAGGGCGGGTACATTCAATACCCTGCCTCAAGTTTAGGCACCACCAGAGTCCTCAACTTCTTGCTGAATGATCCAGATGGATTCAAGCACATGCTGAGTAGCGAACTCACGGACGCTGAACGTAAGTATGCCAAGAAGGGCACCAAGGTGGTCCTCCGTTGGCACGATGCAGGAGACTTCTTCAGCCCTGAATACATGGAAGTCGCGTTTGATGTGGCCCGACGATTCCCGGCCGTTGAATTCTATGCGTATACCAAGATTGCCGCGGTCGCCCAAGCCTCGAACAAACCCACCAACTTCTTGTTTAACTTCAGCGGAGGAGCGCAGCCTTCTCAAGAAAAGTTGGTCGATTTTGCCAAGACGAAACATAGCCGTGTAGTTCCAAAAGAATTATTTTGGGATTTGATCGCTCGCAAGGGAAACACACTCATCAAGGATGTCCACGGTCGTATGCAGTTTAGAGATGCCGCGGCACTCGATGAATTCAGACACCGTATGGCGCACAAGTATGCCATTGCCGATGTCAGTACCATTATCACCTATGACGAAATGATGAAGAAGCCTGTCGGTACGACTCCTCATTGGAATGTGCTTGTGTGGTCAGGACACGGCGATGATAGTGCCACACGCAAGGATGTTATTGGCACCTACCTCTTACTACATTGAAATTTATGATAACAATAACAGAATTTGCATCCAAAAAAATACACTGTTTGCTTGACGATGATAAAGAAGCAAAGGGATTGAGGATTTTCGTAAAAGGTGGCGGGTGCAGTGGGTACTCGTATGCTATGGCCCTGGAACCTAATGTCGCTGAGGATGATACCATAATCGAAAAAGATGGCATCCAGGTCATTATTGACCCCCAATCCATGCCCTTGATTGCAGACTCGGTAGTAGATTATTCAGATAGTCTTATGGGAGCAGGATTCCAAATTAAAAATCCACAGGCTGTAAAAACTTGCGGCTGCGGTAGCTCCTTCGGAGTATAAGGACCACGATGCCCACGAATCAGTTTTTTAACTTCTTTCCAGAACAGATCACCAGCGAACAACTCTTGGTCGAAGACTTGGTGATCGAAGCCAATAAAATTCATGGCATGGATGTCTATTATCTGCCGCGCGAATCGCGTGACCAGATTGATCGTTTGATGGGTGAAGAACAACTCAAGATGTTTGATCGTGCCTACCTCATTGAAATGTATCTTGAGAACGTGAGTGGGATGGAAGGGGAAGGCGATCTCATTAGTAAGTTTGGACTCGAAATCCGCGATGAAATGACCATGTTGGTGAGCCGCCGACGTTTCCAGTTTACCATTCCTGAATTGACACGACCACGCGAAGGGGATCTGATCTATGTTCCTCTCGTACAGAATTTCATGGAAATCACCTTTGTCGAACACGAAAACAACCAGGCGATGTTCTATACCTTGGGTCGTGGACGTGGCGGTAATGTGTATGTCTATGCGTTACGCATGAAACAATTTGTCTTCTCCAACGAAATCATTCAGACAGGAACCGACGAAGTGGACGATCAGATATTCGAATCCTATCAACTCACCAATTTGGTCTTGACCGCGGGAGGTACCGGTACCTTCGATGTGGCAAACAACGAATTGGTCTACCAGGGGGCCAATCTTGCCTTTGCGAATGCCTTTGGAACCGCGCATACGTGGGATTCTGGTAACAGCACGTTGAGTATTGCCTTGGTCAACGGATTGTTCTCGAATACCGCCAATGTCACGGGCGCGAATTCTGGCGCCACCTGGGTCATGGCGAGCCTGGATACGAATACGCCACTGGATACCCAATATGAAGATCAAGTAGACAACAAGATCATCGAAACAGAATCGAATGCGCTGTTAGATTTCGATGAAACCAATCCGTTTGGAAATCCATAATGCTTGGACATAACCCGTTCTACCACCAGACCATAAGAAAATATGTTTCACTTTTTGGTTCACTCTTCAATGACATCTTCATTGTACGTGAAACGGCAGATCGTACTCAGAAGGAACGACAGAAGTGCCCGATTTCCTACGCACCCAAAGAGAAGTTTGTCACGCGACTCTATAGCGACCCGACCCTTACCAAGTCCATTGCGACCACACTCCCGCGCATGTCATTTGAAATGATGGGATTTCGCTACGATCAATCACGCAAACAGCAGTCTACGATTCGCCATCGCGTGACTAATCCTTTAGATGCCGCGAGTCCACAATCGGGGTATGTGGGCATTCCCTATGAGTTTGATTTCTCTCTGACCTGTTACGTTCGCAATATAGAAGACGGATTACAAATTGTCGAACAGATTCTTCCGTTCTTCTTGCCCGACTATACGATTTCTGCCACGGTGTCCCAGGAACTTGGTATCGTCAAAGATATTCCGATCATACTTAAAAGTGTCACTGAGAAGATCGACTATGAGGGTGCCTTTGCCGACGGCACCCGATTGATTACATGGGATTTTGAATTCACACTCAAAGGCTGGATTTTTGGTCCGACCAGCAATAGCGCCATTATTGTTGGGGTATCTGCCAATATCGCAAACGCCAATGCCGTGGTAACCGGAGGTGTCTATGTCAACATCTATGACGATATCAATAACAAAGTGATTCAAAAAGTTATCGTGAATGGTGGGTCGATTGCCTTTAGAGAGAATGAACCTGTGCGCTCACCAGCGCGGGGCATCACAGGCAAAGTTCTCACCTGGAGTCAAGCCAACAACACCAACACCCTCTATCTTTCTGCCATGAGTGGCGTCCTTCGTGCGAACGATGAAGTGTGGGGGTTGGAATCCGCAGCCAATTGGACTGTGCTGAGTACCGATGTCGCCAATCAGAAAGAAGTGGAAATTCGTATTTACCAGAAGCCGATCACGGCGAATCAGTATACGGATTACGGGTACACAACTTTCATTACTGAGTTTCCCAATACCTTAGTGTAGGAGATTTTTTTATTATGGCAAATTTATCTGAAATCCTTGACCTTGACATGCCCGATCTGCCTCAGACGCCTGCCAACACGGTGGTCCTTGTTCCTGATGTGTCTGCCAGCGTCAACAATACGGTCACCGATGATGCAACAGCCGCGCGTACCAATGTACGACTCATGATTGCTCAGGGTACACAAGCCATTACCGAATTGCTGACTCTTGCCCGCGAACTCAAGACGCCTCGTGCCTATGAAGTCGCCGCCAACATGCTTAAGACAATGGCAGAACTCAACCAAGATTTGTTGAGTGTCCACCAACAAGAATTATCGATCATAGACCCTGAACCTCTGTCCGGCAATGTCAACATTGAGAATGCGGTGTTTGTCGGGTCGACAATGGAATTGCAGGAAGCGATCAAGCTCAAGCGGGATGAAAAGAAACTACGCATTATTGAAGCGAAGGCGATCAGCACCGATAACGTATAAGGATTCATATGACTGTTGCGGCGCCGAAAGCAAAGAAACCCAAAGAAAATTTCAAGATCAAGCCTGTCAAGGAGAGGTTTTATCTTAAGAATCCGAACCTCAAGCGGGTGGGGGTCAAGGAACAATTCTCCCAGGGACAGGTAGACGAATGGAGTCGGTGCGCCATTGATCCCGTCTACTTTATCAAAACCTACTGCAAGATCGTCCACGTCGACCGTGGTATCATCACGTTTGAGATGTATGATTTTCAGGAAGAGATCATCGAAACTTACTTCACAGAGCGTAAAGTCATTGTCAAGCTGCCGCGTCAGATGGGGAAGACGACGACGACGGCAGCATTTTTTATCTGGTATATTCTTTTCCAAAGCCATAAGGTGTGTGCGATCCTTGCCAACAAGGCCCCGATGGCACAAGAAATTCTCAATCGTATCCAACTCATGTATGAAAACATTCCTTCCTATATGCAGCAAGGCATTGTGGAATGGAACAAGCGATCCATCACACTAGAAAACGGGTCACGTATTCTCGCGGCCGCGACCAGTTCGAGTGCGATTCGAGGATACTCACTCTCAATGGTCTTCATGGACGAGTTTGCCCACGTCCCTAACAACATTGCGGAAGAATTCTTCACGTCTACCTTCCCTACCTTGTCCTCTGGTAAAGAAACCAAAATCCTGATGGCCAGTACCCCGAAGGGTCTGAATCACTATTGTCAGTTCTGGGCTGATGCAAAGAGTGGCAAGAACGATTTTATACCTGTGGAATACGCCTGGAATAAAGTACCCGACCGCGATTTGGCATGGTTTGAAGAACAACGACGCACCCTGGGAGAACAGAAGTTCCGACAGGAAGTGCTCTGTGAATTCCTTGGTTCATCTGATACTCTTATTTCTGGAGCGACCCTCGCGCTGATGGTGCTCAATAAGCAGAACCCGATCATTAGTGATGGGGGATGGAACGTCTTCGAACACCCACAAGAGGGTCATGCCTATGTCATTTGTGTCGATCCTGCACGAGGATTGGACCAGGATGCCAGTGCCTTCTGGGTGATCGACATTTCTCAGATACCGTACCGTGGTGTTGCTGAGT